AGGCCCTGAGAAGCCGCTCACGGGGTTTTAGCCTTGGGGTATACCATAAGACCAACTAAAGTTTTTACGAGTTTTTACATTTTGGGTATTGACAAGTGTGTGGACTTATGTTGGTCCCTATAGTTGGCACGGTTGTTGCTACGCGAGCTTTCTATATCACGCGCACACGCGACTAACATAAAACAACAAAAGCAGTCAAGAAATAATTAGTGGTAATATTTACACTAGACAATGTCCGTGGTTCCTGTATCATGGCTACATCTTCAATAAACAAAGGTAATCAATTATGGATAAAGTAAATGATATTAAAGAGTACGCTGGGCTATACGAGGTCCATCGCGTGGGCGATGACCGTCTATACTTTGAGCACATTGAGCACGGCGAAGGTCGCGCATGTTGCGTAGAGCTGGACGAAAACGGGGACGTCTACGACTACGACATGTCTAGTACTATCCCGAACGCTGTCGGACAATGGCTACTCGCTAATGGTTACAATGTCGAGTATCGTCGAGATAAACACGGCGCATATTGGGACTACATCTAAACTTGACTAATCGCTGGGCATTCCCTAGAGTGTCCAGCAGTGAGTCAAGCCACTAACGGCAAGACCAAAACTAAGCCCAAGGAGGGCAAAAAACATGCAAACTATTACACGTTCAAAAATCCTAGGTCGTTCGGTCATTCTCCGCAAGCGTAAAGTACTATCAAAGCCGTTGAACTATACACAAGGGCTATGTTTTCACAAGCTTTCAGGCGGTCTTTATTCTCTATACGTCGAGAAGGGCGCACCGGAGCGTGAGGTAGGTTTCGGTAAAATCATCGACCGTTAAACAATGGTCAATCCTTGGGGCTCGCCTAGTGCGGGCCTTTCGGCGTACCTAAACAAAAGGGAGTTTATCATGGTCAAACTATCAAAGGCCTCAAAAATGCCCGGTCGCTCGTGGTCACTACAAGCGCTCGACACATGCCCAGCTTCACGCAAGCCGGACGGGTCGCTAGTGGATGCCTGTAGTGGATGCTATGCCACGACGGGCAACTATCGGTTTAAGAACGTCAAGGCCCCTAGAGAACACAATCGTGAGGACTGGAAGCGTTCCGAATGGGTCGACGACATGGTGTCAGAATTAGACAACGACCGCTATTTTCGATGGTTTGACAGTGGCGATGTTTACGACGTTCGCTTGGCTTACAAAATTCTGGAAGTAATGAAGCGTACGCCATGGTGTAACCATTGGCTACCGACACGCATGCACAAGTTTAAGAAATTCGGTCCAGTGTTGGCTGAAATGTCCGCACTGGCAAACGTAGTTGTACGCTTGTCATCTGACAGCATTACCGGAGACACCGTAGAAGGCCCTCAAACGTCCACCATTGCGACGTTAGATAATGTCCCTAGTGGTGCCCTAGTTTGTGAAGCTTATTCACGAGAGGGCAAATGCGGGCCTTGTAGAGCATGTTGGTCTAAGGACGTGGCAGTAGTGTGTTACATTGGACATGGCAAAAGCATGGTAAAGAAACAAAACGACGTCATAGCGAGGGCGGCATAATGGAACTAATGATGCTTAGTGTGTTAATGGTGGTATGCTTTGGCTTTGGCTGGATAGTGGGTCACGCCACAGGATACGAGAAAGGGAGAAACGAATGGCCCAGATAGCAGACGTTAGTTTAGGTTTTACGCTGTTCCTGTTGTTCTGTGGTGTCATACTCACGGCATGGCTCACCATAGACGATGAGGACTTTAACAGGAGATTCGAAGAATACAGGAAATCGGAAGAAGAGGACTAAACCATGATTGAACAATGGCAACCTTGGTTTGACGTATTGTTATTAGTGGGGACGTGTGTTATACTCACGCCCTTGTTTGTTTACATTGACAGAAAGGAACAAAACAAATGACAACATTTTACATGTGCCAGATCACCGGTAAGTACTTTGAGGATACCTTAATTGCTAAGACAGCAGTTAGGGTAGCAGATTACCCTAGCGAGCCATCGTGGGGCATATATAAGACTTACGACGGTGCCGCTATACTTTGCGACTGTGACGTAGACCATGCACAAGAGGGGTTAGATAATGATAGTTGAAATGTTAGACGACAGGGTCTCAATTGAGGCCCTTGGGTTGATCCCTCATTTCTTCGAGAGGTCGTTATACATCGAAGGGCAGTCTATACAGTCCGTAGCGGACAAGATGGACGACCTTTATTATTATGGTGGCTTTGTGCACCCTTTCGAAGGTACAATAGAGTCTGATGGTCGTTATATTACAAACAACGACTTTGGAGAAGACGACCCTTTAGACCCTATAGCACGTATTGACAAGCTTGGGTTTACCCTTTGGGTTTACCCTTACGCAATCGTAGGGCTTACCGATAACAAAGGAAACCAAAAAATAGCGAGGTTTGATTAATGGAAACGAGTGTATTATTTTTGTTGTGGGGTTTTTGTGTAATTGGTACAATATGGATGTTGATTAAGGGAGGTGATAGCGATGCCTAGGGAATCTTGGGAAATTGCTCATGATGAGTATTACGATGATCTAGAGGCCGAAGACTACGAGGGCCTTGATGACATCTCAGCTTGGAAAGAGGAAGAACAGAAGGTTATAGACGAATTATGCAAACGTATGGAGAAAGCTTACGATGACAATAGATGAATACGCAACCGATAGTGGTGTTTTAGATGACAACTCAGGCCCTACTGTAGACCCCTTGGAACACGCCATGGTTGAACACTTGGTAGAGTTCGATACTGAGATGTACCGACTAGAAAGCCGAAGAAAGTACACTGGACTGTCTTACAAACACCTTGAAATGCTTATGGTGGAACTACATGGGGAGCACTGGCAGGATGCGTTGTAAAGCTTGTAACAAAATACTAGAGGATTCTGAATTAACCAAAAAGGGACCAAATAATGACTTTCTTGATATGTGTAATTATTGTCTTTATGCTGCTGGGGCTGTCGAGGTAGATACAGACAATATTGTGGAATATTACCAAAATGAGGTATTTACAAATGACGATGATTATGATACCCTCTTCTAAGGTATATACTAAAGAAGTAAACAGAAGAAGTAAACATAGTAGTAAACTACAGAAGTTAACCTTAGGAGCAACTTAAGTTATGCTGATAGACGAAAAAAGCATCTACGAGGTCACAGGTGGTGACTACTCCATCTACTGCTTCGGCTACACACAAGCCCGTACAGTGACCAATGACATCATGAGGCGTGACCCATGGGGTGGTATACCCTTTGTGATTAGGAAGGACCTAGAGGTGTCTTTTGACGACAAAGGAAACGTGGTAATGCCTAGGGTGGTCCTAGACAAAATCCTATTTATAGCTAGTGATGAGCTACCGGAGAGCGAGGGTTGAACATGAAACAGCCAGAGAACGACCATACAAAGATGTTTGGTAACGACGGTTCTATTCATAACGACGCTGAGATCATTGTGTACTATGAGCAACACGGGCCAGCAGAGCCAGTCCTACGTATACCGTTTTGGTACTGTAAGGACGAACTAGGGTTGTTTTCAAGCTTTGAGGAATCAGTACGTAGGACAGCCAAGGCACTCGCAGAGTCCTACACGTACTGGCCCGAAGGGTACGTACATGTGCAGACAATCATTAACGAGGAGTACGTAAATATAGTTTGATTCAGCGCCAAGAGTAGTGTATAATATTAGTATGATATGCAATAACGCAATCATAAAACGTTAACGGAGACTATTCCAAATGACAGCAGCAACAGTAGAAGGTATCGTAAACTTCAGCAACCTCACTTCTCACGACGTGTTCAATGGTCAGGACACTGGGCAGTACTCTATGACCATCACAATGGCTGAAGACGATGCTGCTTCGCTGTCTGCCATGGGAGTCAAGATCAAGGACTACCAAGGCAATAAACAGCGTAAGTTTAAATCTAAGTACGACGTTAAAACCTTTGATGCGGAAGGTAATGTTTACTCTGGTGAGATTCCTTATAACTCAAAAGTCCGACTGAAGTACAAGCTTGGGCCAGCGCATCCGGTTCACGGTGTGTCAACCTACCTAGAAGCAGTAAAAGTCCTTGAGGAAGCAGAGATGGCTGTGGGTGATGCCGCAGACTTCTAAGTTCCTACGACACGAGAGTTGTCCGGAGTGTGGTTCTTCGGACGCTCTCGCTATTTATGACAACGGGGGCCAACACTGCTTTGGCTCCGGTTGTGATTACCATGTGTTTGGAGATAGCCGCCTAGCGGCGACTGACGGTGAAGTACCAATGACAACTCAAGAACTACCAAAGGCTAAGCCACTAAACATGGGTGGTGTAGTAGCGGCAATACCCCAGCGTAGACTTTCGCAGGAAACGTGCAGCCGCTTTGGAGTGACTGTGGAGTACTCCAGCACAGGGGAAATTCAAAAGCACTTCTACCCTTACTATGACCTTGAGTCGGGGGAGGTTTGTGCAGCTAAGGTGCGTGAGGTAAAGACTAAAGGTTTCTATGCTACTGGAGACATGTCCGGAGCAGGCTTCTTTGGTCAACAGCAGTGTAAAAGCAACAAGTACATCACAATCACCGAAGGAGAACTCGACGCACTCAGTGTGTACGAGATGTTTAACAAACAGTACGACGTGGTGTCTCTACGGTCAGGCGCTAGTAATGCTGCCAAGGAAATCAAGGAACAATTAGAGTGGCTGGAAAGCTACGAAAACATCGTCCTTTGCTTTGACAACGACAAGGCAGGTGATGCGGCAGTAGAACAAGTAAAGGACCTCTTTAGTCCAAACAAGCTGAAGATAGTCAAGCTTCCTGTAAAGGACGCTAGTGACATGCTTATGGCTAACAGGGTAAAGGACTTTACGCAATTCTGGTGGAATGCTAAAGTTTACCGTCCTGACGGCATTGTAGCAGGTACTGATACTTGGGACACTCTGGTAGAGAAAAGGCAGGTGAAGTCCATCCCTTACCCTTGGGAAGGCCTGAACCATATAACTAGGGGACATAGACCGTATGAATTGGTCACGATCACAAGCGGCAGTGGCATGGGCAAGTCCCAATTTATCAGAGAAATCGAATATGATCTTCTACGCCGATGCGAAGGCAATATTGGAGTCTTGGCGCTTGAGGAAGATCTGGCCCGAACAAGTCTTGGTATCATGTCGGTGGCGGCAAACAGACCCCTACACTTGGAAGAGGACACGCCAGTGGACCAACTTCGACCTTTTTGGGAGGCCACACTGGGCACAGGACGTTACTACCTATTCGACCACTGGGGGTCAACTTCAGCAGATAACCTGCTCTCCCGTGTTCGATACATGGCAAAAGCGCTTGACTGCAGGTACGTCGTACTGGACCACTTGTCCATCGTCGTGTCTTCCCAAGAGTCGGGAGACGAGAGGAAAGCCATTGACGAAATTATGACCAAGTTACGTACGCTTGTTGCAGAGACAGGCATCAGTCTGTTCCTCGTGTCACACTTAAGACGATCCCAAGGTAAAGCACACGAGGACGGTGCTCAGATCAGCTTGGGTGAACTCAGAGGTAGTCAAGCGATTGCTCAGTTGTCGGACATCGTCATAGGCATGGAACGGGACCAGCAGAACGCTAACGAAGACATCAGGAACACGACTACTGTTCGAGTCCTGAAGAATCGTTACACGGGTGAAACAGGACCCGCTTGTTGGCTACAGTACGACAGAAGCACCGGAAGAATGGCAGAAGTGGCTAACCCTGAAATAGGAGCAGACTTTTAATGAACCAAAAAACCATTGTTTATAACCACATAAAAGAAAAAGGTAGTATAACTTCTAAAGAAGCTATCTCTTTATATAATATAACCCGTCTTGCTGCGATTGTTGGTTTTTTAAGGGAAGACGGTATTGAAATAAAAACAGAGTTAGAAGGTCCTAGGTCTTTAGCTAGATACTCTTTTGGTGTGTCTGATCCCGTTCAAATAAAACTCACTTTTAGGGAAGAAGTTTTAGAATTAGATGAATAATTTTATTTATCTTGACTTGGAAGCCGACGGTCTCAACCCCACGCGCATCTGGTGTGTCGTAACACGGGAAAACGGAGTAAATACTGTACATAAGGACCCAGACACCCTCTGTAAGGCTCTAGAAGGCTCTGTGAGCGTTTGTGGACACAACCTGATAGGTTATGACCTCCCAGTGCTAAAACGTCTCTGGGGCGTTTCTGTGGCCCCTGAGCGCATAGTGGACACATTGGTACTATCTAGGCTTTACGACCCAAGTAGACCGGGTGGACACTCCCTGAAGGTCTGGGGTGAGCTTCTGGGCTTCCCCAAAGGAGACCACGACGATTGGTCCTGCTTATCTACTGCTATGATTGAGTACTGTGAACGTGACACGGAAGTCACAGAAGCAGTACACCAACAGCTAGTTAAGGACATGGAAGACTTTGCACCTGAGTGTATCGAATTGGAACACAAGGTACAGTTTGCAGTCCAACAACAGGAACGCAACGGTTGGGTCTTGGACCAGCAACTTGCCCATGAGTTATGTGCTACATTCAAGGAAGGAATGAATGCCATTGAAGCCGAACTACAAGAAATGTTCCCGCCCATTGTCGAGGAAAGGTACTCTGAGAAGACAGGGAAAAGACTTAAGGACAAAGTTACAGTTTTCAATGTTGGGTCCAGACAACAAGTTGCAGAACGACTTGCAACTAAGGGTGCGAAGTGGAGCGAGAAAACGCCAAGCGGAAAGCCTGTTGTCGACGAGAAGACGCTTAAGGAGAACAGTCACGTCCCTGAGGCAGGAAAAGTTTTGGAGTACCTTACTCTTCAAAAGCGATATGCACAAGTACATTCTTGGTTAGAAGCCGTTGAGGAGGACGGTAGAGTACACGGTCGTGTCATCAGTAACGGAGCAGTAACTGGACGTATGACACATCAGAGTCCTAATATGGCCCAAGTTCCAGCAAGCCACAGTCCTTACGGACACGAGTGTCGCTCCTGCTGGACTGTTCCTGTTGGGAAGAAGCTAGTAGGTTTCGACGCTAGTGGCCTTGAGCTACGAATGTTGGCACACTACATGGACGATAAGGAGTTTACCAATGTCCTTCTCACAGAAGACATTCATACAAGAAACCAAATGGCTGCTGGGCTTGAAACAAGACCTCAAGCAAAGACTTTCATCTACGCTTTCCTCTACGGAGCAGGAGACGCAAAAATTGGAAATATCGTTGGAGGAAGCGCAAGAGACGGCGCAGATCTTAAGCAACGATTTCTACGAAATACACCTGCTCTTGAAAGTCTACGAGAACGGGTTACTAGAGCATCTCAGCGAGGCTATCTCAGGGGACTTGATGGTCGAAGGTTACGAGTTAGATCTGAACATGCTGCACTAAATACTCTGCTCCAAGCAGCAGGGGCCATCGTAATGAAAAAGGCACTGGTGATCTTGGACGACTATGCAAAGCAGTGGAAACTTGACTATAAATTTATAGGTAATATCCATGATGAAGTACAATCGGAGGTGGCTAAAGAACAAGCAGAGAAATTCGGTTGGCTTGCGGTCGAATGTCTCAAGGCGGCAGGCATGGAGTTTAACCTCCGATGTCCACTGGACGGAGAATACAAAATTGGTACAACATGGGCGGAGACACACTGATGACAGAAGCGACTAAACAATGTTCGCATTGTGGCGAGACTAAAGCGACAGCCGAGTATCATAAAGACAGGACGCAAAAAGACGGCTTAGACCATCGCTGTAAACTATGTGCTAGAGAAGTGAACAGGAAAACTAAAAACCCATTTAGGATGTGGGTCAACGGTAAGTACATATCTAAGTCTCATCCTTTGCATAAACCCGGAAGGTACAAAAGCTTTGAAGACGCTGCTTTTAGCAGCCTTGAGAAGTACGAAAGCAGCACAGAAGGTCAAGTGTACGTCATAGTCAACCCTAATTTCCCTGAGTGGGTGAAGGTTGGAATGGCCGTAGACGCAGCTGACAGGCTTAACGGTTACCAAACCTCTTCCCCTTTTAGGGACTATGTGTTAAAATATAGTTGGGACGTTAACGACAGACGTGCTGCAGAGTCAGATGCCCACAGTGAACTACAAAAACTGTATGAAAGACGTAGTGAGTGGTTTAAATGCACACCAGAGCAGGCCCAAGAGGTTGTCTCAGGTATAGTAGGAAGCTACCAATGAAAAACATATACACACTAGTAGACGACATCTACAAACTTGTAAAGACCAAGAGAGTAGACAAGGACGTAGACATAGACCAGTGCATTGACGACTTCGGTGAGGCAGTCAAGGAACTGATGAAGAAGGAGTTTGGTGGCAACCGTGGTTGGGACGGACGTAAGCTACGTATGTCCAACATTGGACGACGTGACCGCTTCTTATGGAACCACTACAACAACATGCCCAAGCAAGACGACTTACAGCCACACACGCTGATTAAGTTCCTGTACGGACATCTTATTGAAGAACTATTATTATTTTTAACGAGGGCATCAGGACATGAGGTTACCGCCGAACAGAAGCAGTGTGAAGTCAAGGGTATTACAGGCTCTATGGACTGCAAAATTGACGGTGTTGTCACAGACGTTAAAAGTGTTTCGTCGTACGGCTTTAAAAAATTCAAGGACGGTACTCTGGCTTACGATGATCCGTTTGGATACGTCGCTCAAATTAAAGGATATGCAGAGGCAGAGGGTCAAACAAGCTTTGGATGGCTTGCGATGGACAAACAGAATGGACATCTGACGTACCTGATGTACGATCAGGAGGACACTCAAGCTCCTGTGTACGAAAAGATAGGCTTTGACATCACAGACCGCATTGAACATGTACAAGAGATGGTCAAGCAAACAGATCCACCAGAGCACTGCTATGAGCCAAAAGCAGACGGTAAGAGTGGTAACATGAAGTTGGACATAGGTTGTTCGTACTGTGCGTACAAGAAGACGTGTTGGCCCGGCCTTCGCACCTTCCTTTATTCAACAGGACCAAGATTTTTAACGGAGGTGGTCAATGAGCCGAAGGTCCAAGAAATCGAAATTTAGAAGCACGTTCGAGGAAGATGTCAGCAAGATACTGAAGGATTTTGACTATGAGCCATTCACCGTCCCCTACACCATTGAGCGCAATTATCGTCCTGATTTTGTTCACAGCGCCTCTGGTGTTCTCGTCGAATGTAAAGGATACTTTAGAGACGGAGACACGAAGAAGTACACCAGCATCAGAGACAGTCTGCCAAGAGAACAAGAGCTTGTCTTCGTACTGATGCAACCGAACAAGAAGATACGCAAGGGGGCTAAAATGACTATGTCGGAATGGTGTGACAAGGAAGGAATTTTATGGTATAATATAGATACACTACAGGAGTTGATTAACTATGTCACTAACGCTAGAGGAAATTAAGGAACGCCTCTTAAAAACCTTTGACCCAGACGACCTACTGGAGGCCCTACAGATAACCTCAGAAGAGCTACTGGACAGGTTTGAGGACAAGCTAATCAACAGACTGGATGTGTTTGAACAAGAGCTAGAGGAAGAAGAGAATGAGTATTGATGACGCGACTCCCGAAGAGTGGGACACAGTTAGAGCATTAAACAACCTGTCCATTAGGAAGCCGAAGAAGGTAGACCCTGTGGACCAACCTGACCACTACAATAAAGGATCAATCGAAGCCATCGAAGCAATCAAAGCGTCCATGCCTAACCAAGAATTCAACGGTTATCTCAAGGGTAACGCACTGAAGTACCTCTGGCGCTACGACTACAAGGGTAAGCCCGTGGAAGACCTACGCAAGTGCCGTTGGTACATCGACAGGCTTATAAAGGAGATAAACAAGTGAAACGACTACTTCTGCTGCTTCTCCTGTCTGGATGTGTTACTGAGTCTGACACAAGGATATGTGCTGACTACGGTTCGTATACGTACATGAAAAACAAGTGCATACCTTTGTACGGTGCTTTGCTCTGTGCAGACGAAGAAGTGACGGAAGTGTTTTGCAAAAGATACTTCGAGGACGAAGAAAAGGAAAACTAATGGACGCATATCAACAATACATTCACAAGTCACGGTACGCTCGTTACCTGCCAGAGGAGCAACGACGGGAGACTTGGGAAGAAACAATAGACAGATACCTAAACTTTTGGATTGAGAAAGGTAAACTTACTCTGGAAGACGCTAACGGTATCTTTGCAGACATCCACGACTTGAATGTCATGCCTTCCATGCGGGCGCTTATGACTGCAGGGGAAGCACTGGACCGTGACAATGTCGCTGGGTTTAACTGCTCCTACTTACCCATCGACCACCCCAAAGCGTTTGACGAAATGATGTACGTCCTGATGTGCGGTACAGGCGTAGGCTTCAGTGTCGAACGACAGTACATCAGTAAACTACCAGAAGTAGCGGAGGACTTTCATGACACCGATACCGTTATACACGTCGCCGACTCTAAGATTGGCTGGGCTAAAGCCTACAGAGAACTTATTAGCTTGTTGTATTCGGGCCAGCTTCCAAAGTGGGACGTGTCTGGAGTACGAACTGCAGGGGCAACCCTTAAAACATTCGGAGGTAGAGCGTCTGGTCCAGAACCTCTTGTCGATCTGTTTAAGTTCACCGTTGAGGTCTTTCGCGAAGCTGCTGGACGCAAACTTAGCTCCATCGAATGTCATGATCTCTGCTGTAAGATTGCACAGATCGTTGTCGTCGGCGGGGTCCGAAGAAGTGCTCTCATCAGTCTGTCTAACCTCACTGACGATAGACTCCGACGATGCAAGTCAGGCCAGTGGTGGCAAGACAATCCCCAACGAGGACTAGCAAACAACAGTGCGTGTTACACAGAGAAGCCAGATTTTGAGGCATTCCTAAATGAATGGAAAAGTTTATACGAGTCCCGATCAGGAGAGCGAGGTATGTTCTCTAGAGTCGCAAGTCAAAAGCAAGCTGCAAAGAACGACCGACGAGATGCTACCTATGATTTTGGAACTAATCCATGTAGCGAGATCATCCTACGGCCTTACCAATTCTGCAATCTATCAGAAGTTGTTGTCAGGGCATCCGATACGTTGTCAGACCTCAAACGAAAAGTACGTGTTGC